TCGGTCGATTGATTCTGATATTGAGGCATTTAGGATCAAATCTGCTGAATATTCTAATGCTACTGGATTGCCTGATTGGAAATTTGTTAGAATACAGGATATGTTTCCAGTTTATGCTGAAACTATTGATGAAATTATAGGGTTTTTACAATTAGGAAAAGATTTTGCAACTCAAGCATTAACATCTCTTAATACTATTATAGAATTTTTTGAAAGGTTATTAAAGCAATTAAAAACTTTGAATGAGACCATACAAAATACATTGGCATTTTTTGCCAATGGATTAGATAAAGCAGGATTATATTCCGCAAGTTTTAGTGGACAAGGTGGTGTACCAGAATTTAAACAGTCATTACAAGAAGCCACCATTAAAGCAAAAACTTCAGGATTTCCAGAGTTTGAACTAAGACCTGTTGAAATAGAACGAGAAATTACAGACCCAGTAACAGGAGAAACAAATACAATTAAAACTTCAACTCTGAAGACTATACAAGTTGAAAACGATACTCCTTCAGAAGTTCAATTGTCATGGAAAGATTTAGAAAGTTTACAATATTCAGGTGCTTTAGTTTTTTATGCTCAAGGAAATAATATAAATGCTTTTAAACAATTTTTATCTGTATCTGGTATTGGTGGGGAAGACAAAAGGTCTAAGAGTGATATTTCCGATGATGCTATATCAGAGGGTGAAACCATTACAGTTACCCTTGACGATGGTACAAATGTTGTTTTTGAGAATTTAACACTAGAAAAATTTAGTGAAATAACAAACAAGTTAAATAGTTTTGTAGATAAAATTTTTGTTGAGAAAGACCAAGTTGGAAATTTTGTATTAGCGGATGGACAAACAGAGGTTTTAAGAGGAACTAGAATTAGAGTAAAATTTGCAAACAAAGCGGATCAATTAACCGCCGCAGAAAGAGCATTAATTAAATTCAAGTTAGGAGAGGATGTCGATTTTACTGGGCAGATTAATAATGGTTCATTGTTTGCTTCTGGAACAACAACGGTTTCTGGATCTTTTCAATTATCTTCTGATGAATTTGAAACTTTGATTCCTGTAAATTTTAACTCTGAACCTGTTGCTGAGTCAAATATTGTACTTAAAAATACTGAATTTATCATGACACCTTTAGATAATTTTCCATCAAAAACGACTTTTAAAGTTAAAATTTTGAGAACTGTTACTCAAACAGATGGTGATTTTATTGACGAGCCTAATGATTTCACCATGTCCGCCGGTTTTACAACTACATCAACAAAACTTTTAGATGTAGATTTTATTAACGTTCAAGAAACAGAGACCGATGAACTCGTTTCTTTGAGAGGTAGAGTAAGATAAGAGAATTATGGCATTCGATAGAGTAGATCGATTAACTAATCCAGAATTTGGAAGATTAGTATTAGAAGATAGTGCTGGATTCGTTTTTGGAGAATCTGGAGACAACTTAATCTTTGAAAGTTCAGAACCATTTACATATTCTGAAAAAGATTTCTTTTCTAATACAATTTTTGTTCCAATAGATACTACTTTTAATGTGGTTTTTAATGAAGCCATGTCTGTAGAAACCGTTACCGTGCATACTAATAATGATATATTGAGGCCTGAAAATGTTAATAACCCTAGACTTAATTTTGATGGTAGAAACAAAAGAGGTTCAATTCAGTTATCTTCAATAGGTGATGAAATATTAGGTGCAAAAGCAGATCCATTAAATCTAAGAACTTTGAAGCAAGAATCTAAACCATTGTTTGTAAATGAGGCAGATGATGGCAATACAATTGCTAGTGAACAGACTGCAACTATTGAAGTGGAGATGCAAGGTCCTCCTGTCGTATCTACAAATAGTAATTCATCATTCACTTTCTCTCCTGTTACAAATTTAGCATCAAATACTACATATTTCTTTAATATTACTCCAGATGCGTTAGATGATTTTCAAAATCCAATAGAACACACGGTTGGCGGAGGATTTGTCACTGATAATACACAATCAGTATTATTATCAACTGAACCATTTTCTGGATATAAAGCCAGTTTTCCAGTTTATTTTAATAATAAGTTTGTTGTTAATGAATCCATTAAGAAAAAAGGTTCTGTTCTACCTGTTGGGCAAGTTCAAGAACAAATAACAACCTCTACCATTAGATATCTTCTAGATGATTCTTGTTTTTTTATTGGAAAAACATTTACCACTGGAAATCCATGTACAATAACATCTTTAAATCATGGATTGCTTGTAAATGATGTAATTACTGTTTTCGATATAGAAAGCGGAACAGGAATAGAAACTAAAGACTATAAAATTAGTGCCGTAACAACAGACACCATATCTTTAGATGGTTTGAATAATCCTGATGATACAAGTGGAAAACTGAGTTTCCTTATAAACTTTAAGGCTAAAGATATAATAGTGACCACAAGAGATTCTAACAATATAGAGTCTTTTTTAGAACAGACACCGACTAAAATTATTACAAATTTTGAGAGAAATGGTAAGATAAAACAAATTGTGCCTGCTTCTGAAAATTATGCTAGAGTCGTGAGATATGACGAAGATGAAAAATTATTGTCTTATATAAAATTTTCAGATGATAGTTTTTCGAAATTTGGTGGAGCAGGATTTTCAAATAATGTTGTACTTGAGCAAACTACTAATGATGGATTAAAAATAAGAGGATTTGTACGAGCAAATACAAATCCTACTCACAATGTACATCCATTCAATACATCTGCTCCATTTGTTACGGAAGTAATTCCAGAAAAAGATGGTCAAGTGACAACAAAATTATTAGTATCAAGTGTGGTCAGAGATGTATTAGATGGAGTTGTAACCACAAATGGAATACATGATTTGAGCATTGGAGATGCCATAACGATTGATGGCGCAAATGAAGATGATTATAATATTACATCAACCGTTAGAAGTATTATTAATTCAATTTCGTTTACTTATGGTGATATTCAAAACAATCCAACAAGCCCTGCTACAGGAGCCTTAATTTTAAAAGTTGGAAGTAACGAAAAGATATCGCCTTTTCAAGTTAGATTTAGTCAGTCTATGAACACTAGCACAATAAGAATTGCTAATAATAGCCATCACATTTATGTTGACGGAACTACAATTACAATAAATGATATTAGCAGACCTAGAACTGACTCAACAATACAATTATCTTATGATAATTTCGAGAATCTTGTTAATTTAGAAACAATTACTGCAAATACTGGAAATTCTCTTTTTACAATAACTCCAGACAAATACGTAAAAGGTCGGTCGTATAAAGTTAGAGTTACCACTAATGTTAGAGATTTAGGTTCTACAAATACGAATTATCAATACACTACGAATGGTACTTTTTCTACAGGTATTAAAAATATTGATGCAACTACAGGTAAAGAAGTCATATTTGTAGATAATATTCCTCCTGAGGTGAGAAAAGTAACTCTGGGTGGTGATAAATTTTTGATAAGCAATACAATATCAGAGATTACATCACCAGATGATATTGATGCTCTAGCAATAGACTTATCTGGAGAATCATTTTCAGTACAATTCAATGAGTCTATGAATACTGAAACTGTAAATGTTAATTCTTCTAATACAGATTCTTTAGGCACAATACAAATATCTCATGATAATTTTGTAACTGTAGTTGAAATGGATGCTCAACCAACAGTAACTACAACGGACATTCATAACGATACATTCACGTTTAAACCAAAAGCATCTCTTTCGTCTAATACAAATTACGTATTTAAAATTACGACTAATGTTTCAGATGATGCTCCAAATCAAAACTTTCTAGTAAATGCTAATGTATCACGCACAAGAATTATGACATTAGCATCTGGAGTGTCAGGATGGACTACAGGTGAAGTGATTCGTGGAACTAGAACGGCAAGTGTTACTTCAAATACTGGCTCGTTCTTAGAGGGATTAGAAACTGGAGAAATAATCACAGGAGATACCAGTTTGGCTAAAGGTAGAATTTTTGATTATGCAGTTAGTGATGATGTAATTTCATCCATTAGATATTCTGAAATAAAATCTGATGATGGGAAAATAAGAGAATTGATTCCTGGTGAAACTATCACTGGTAAGTTGACAGGTTCTAAAGCATCTCTTTCAAAATCTTCAATAACGATTGCTCCAGAGGGTACTCTTGTATCATACGATAATAGCACTGCAAAAATAACTTATTTAGAAGCAAATTCTTCATATCCTTTTACGGCAGGAAGTTCTTCAGCAAATGTTAGAATAGTAGGTGCCAAATCTAATGTTCATGCAAAGACTAGCACATCGACTGGTATTACGAATGCAGGATTTTCTACTACAACAACTGCACTTACGGTCTCTGCAAAATTCAGACAATATTCAGGCGACACAATTGTAGATTTAAGTTCTAATAGAACAGGAATAGATGTTGATTCGAATGTGTTTTTTGTTTTTAATCAAACAATGAACGTTGATTCTTTATCTTTTAATTCTACAGATGAAGAAGTAAGTTCGGATCATAATATTATCTTGTCTTACGATTCTAGTTTTGGCAATTGTATTCCTTTAGATTCAACATTCACAACATCTAATAATGGATCGACTTTTGAATTTAAACCTAGAGTTGTAACAGAAGGTTTTCATTTAGGTATGAATAAAAATTTGTATTGTAAAGTTACTAGAAGTGCTAAAACACCAGGTTCTACTAATCTAGCATCAGATACAACCTTTTCCGGTAATTATGCTAATACGACAACATCAATAGGATTCAATGTTTCAAGTGCAACAATACGAACTGAAGCAGGTAAACAATATTCATTAGGATTAGCAACGGATCAGACACCTAGTGGAGCAAGTGATTTGCCAAATGTAGTAAGTGGTGTATCTAATGCAACTCCTATCATTCTTGAGTTTGATTCACAAATAGATTTTTCAACGTTTACATATGCGACTGAGATTGAATTATCATCTACGTATAACCATGCTTCAGGTGAAATTACTTCTGGAACAATTACTCAAACTGGAATTCATGGAAATCAAATTATAGTAGTTCCTAATTCGGCATTGGCGGCAGGAACACGATATTTTCTTAGAATTGTAAAAACTGCAAGCAATCCAAAAAGTGTGGGTGGTGTTCAATTGGGAGCAACAACGTATTTTAATTCATTTACTACTACATCATAGGGAGATATATGGCACTAATACCGAATAAATTAGCAAAAGATGTTTACGATGCTTTTAATTCTGGTCAAGGCAGTCTAGATGCGGCCGCACAATGGAGAGTATCACAAAAATTAGCAACTGCAATTGATACATTCGTAAAAAGTGCAACGGTTAAAACAAATCTTGATCCTACTTGTACAGCAAGTGGAGGTACTTGTACCCCAGGAGGTCCAGTAGCAGGAGCAACCGTTGCAGGGACTACTACAGGTGCGCCTAATGCAGGATTAAGTTAATGGCATTAAATAAAGCAAAATTGGCAAAAGATATTTACGATGCGTTTCAATCAGGATCGGCTAGTCTTGATGGCGGGGCTCAATGGAGAACTTCAAATAAACTTGCATTGGCAATTTTTAATTATTTGATTCAAGCAACTGTTAAAACAACTTTGGATCCAACTTGTGTCGGTAATGGAGGAGCAAATGCAAGTATACCTCCTCCGTCTGGTCCAACACCAGGACCAATAACTGCTCCAGTCCCTTGTACAGGAACAACTACTGGCACACTTTCATAATAAATACTAATATGGCAAGAACCGCAAGCGAAAACGATTATATAAGTATAGGTGAAGGATCTAATCTATTTGATGATGAAGCAAGATTCTTTTTTGAGCAGAGAACTAAACTCACTCAATTTAGAGACCTTGATATTAAATTTGGCAGAAATCCTTCTACAAATGATGTCATCATAAGAACTGGTGATAATGCAGTTAAGCAATCTATAAAAAATCTTATCTTAACTGATTTTTACGAGAGACCATTTCGTCCAGGAATAGGTGCTGGAGTAAAACAACTATTATTTGAACCATCTGATTTTATAACAGAAAGAATTTTAGAAGAAAAAATAACAGAGGTAATTGTAAATTTTGAACCTAGAGCAGAATTATTAGGTGTTGAAGCCACATCTAACAGAGACGGATTAGGGTATAAAGTTAAAATAATTTTCGCTTTAAAGGATAGGAATCAACCTGTGACCTTTGAAACATTTTTAGAAGCAAATAGAGGTAGTTGATGGCAGAAGCATCCAAATTAAGAGTAACCGAATTAGATTTTGACCAAATTAAAGATAATTTTAAATCTTATTTAACATCACAAGAGCAGTTTAAAGATTTTGACACTACAGGCTCAGCAATGAGTGTGTTAATGGATCTTTTGGCATATAATACTCATTACAATGCATTTTATTTAAATATGATTGCTAACGAAATGTTTATTGATACGGCTGTCACGAGAAATTCTTTGATGTCTTTATCGAAAATGTTAGGATATACACCTAAATCTAGAAGGTCTGCTACTGCAAATGTTAATTTGATTATTACTCCTACTGACAATCCATCTACAGTCACTATTGCCAAAAATACAAAGTTCAATTCAACGATAAATGGTGTATCATTTACCTATGTTACTGATAAATCATATTCTGTAGATGCTAAAGGCGATAATGCTACATTAACCGTGTCAGAAGTGCAGTTAAAAGAAGGAGAACCACTTACTTTTAGATATACTGCAAATACTTCTGATGATACAATAAAGTATAGAATACCCAATAGAGGTGTAGACACTGATTCCATAACAGTTGCCCTTCAAGAATCTGATATTAATACTAAACAATATAATTACACATTGGCAACTGATTTAATTACAGTAAATTCTACGTCAAACGTATTTTTTATAGAACCTGATGCTGATGATACATATCAAATAAAATTTGGAGATGATGTTTTTGGTAGAAAAGAGACCACCGGAAATATTATTATATTAGGATATAACATAACTTCTGGATCTCTAGGTAATGGTGCAAGAACATTTTCACCTATTTCTACAGTAGGAGGCTATTCAAGTGCAACTGTTACTACAATAGATGCTTCTTCTGGAGGCAGTGATGAAGAAACTAACGATAGTATTAGGTTTAATGCACCAAGACACTTAGAAGTACAAAATCGTGCAGTCACTACAAATGATTATAAAAGATTAATCGAAGCAAATTTTAGTCAAGCCGATTCTGTTATCGTTTATGGGGGTGAAGATGCCGATCCTCCAGAGTATGGTAAAGTTTTTATTGGAATCAAACCTCAAGAAGGATTGAACATATCAACTTCTATAAAAAATGAGATAAAAAACGATATTTTACGAAATTATAACATAGGATCAATAACACCAGAATTTGTTGATGTTGATACGTTAAATTTGGAGTTTTCTCTTACTGTAAATTACGATTCTCGTCTTACATCATTGACAGATTCGGTTATTAAACAAAATATATTAGATGAAATTTCAGATTTTTCTGATTCAGAACTAGAAGAATTTGATAAAGAATTCAGAATTTCTAAATTTACATCAGCAATAGATTCAACAAACTCAGCAATTGTTGGTACATCTGTTGATATGACTTTAAAAAAATTATTTTTACCAACTTTAAATTTGTCGGCAGATTATACATTAAAATTTAACAATCAAATTTTTAATCCACATGCTGGTTACATAGGATCGGTAACCAGCACACAGTTCACTACTAATGATGGACAAGACATTAGTAGACCTGGATGTTTTTTTGATGATGAAGATGGTGTTATGAGAATTATAAGATTAGAGAATGCAAAAAAGATAGTTGTTAATGCTAATATAGGAAGTGTAAATTACATAACAGGATTGATAACGTTGAAAGCATTCAAACCAACTGCTATAGTTGGAAATAATATAGAAGTGACTGTTGATCCTGAAATTAATGATGTCGTTCCTAAACGAGAACAGATTATTGATATATCTCAATCAGATGTAACCATAAACATGGTTGATGTTGCAAGCGTTAAATCTGGAACAAGAACATTTACTTCAAGTTAATACATGTCCACAGAATATTTGAAAGATACCGAAAATATAGTCATAGATAAAAAAGTTTCCTCGTTAATAGAAGGACAATTTCCAGAATTTTTAAGAAATGAAGGTTCTGAATTTGTTGATTTTCTACAAACCTATTATCAATGGTTAGAAACCAGTGAATTTACCATCTCGGATCAAGAACAAAACGAGTTTAAATTCGTATTAGAGGATGATTCTCATCTTTTATACGAAACTAACGAAAAGATTGTTCTAGAAAGCATACGAGAAACCGCCAATACTTTAGCATTATCTACATTTACCGAAGGTGAAACTATTACAGGTCAAACTTCAGGAGCCACCGCAACTGTCGATAGAGATTTGACTTCAGGTAATAATAAAATTTTTACGACTAATATAGGAAGAACTCATTTTAAAGCAGGCGAGTCTATTTTAGGTTCTAATAATAGAACGGTTGCTAAAGTAACGTCATTTTTTAAAAATCCTCTTTTCTCATCTAGAAGTTTATTGAAAAATAGAGATGTAGATACGGTAGATACAAATTTATTGGATCAATTCAAAAAAGAATTTTTAAGTTCATATCCAGATACATTAAGCGTAGATAAGAGATTTTTACTCAAGCACATAACAGATTTATATAGAGCAAAAGGTTCTCAATATTCTTTTGATTTATTTTTTAAATCGGTTTATAATGTTCAAGATTTAGTTTATTACAGACCAAAAGACGATATATTAGTTCCATCATCAGGCGATTGGAATCAACCATCATCATTAAGAATAATAACCAGTGATACTAATGATAAATTTGCATCTAGAACTATAACAGGGTCTACTTCTGGTGCGACTGCAATTGTTGATAGTGTACAAAATTTTATATCTGGAGCATTGACGGTTACCGAATTACAATTGCTCAATATTTCTGGAACGTTTGTAGTTGGTGAAACTGTTATTTCAACAGAATACGAAAACAATACTGGTTCTGGAATATGTCAAGGTGTTTTGACTAAAATAAACATTACAAATGCTGGAACAAACTATAAAGTTGGTGATGTTGTGACTATTTCAGGAGGCGGTGGCCAAGATGCGGCCGCTAGAATATCACAAATAGGAACAGGGGCTATTACTGGTTTTTCAGTCTTTGATCCAGGAGATGGTTACATCAATGGTACTGCATTGTCCGTAAATAACTTTGCTACAGGAGGCAATGGGGTTGCAGGGCATATATCTAAAACGGCTCATACATTTACAGTTTCGATTAATGATGATGTAATTAAAGATTTTACTGCAATTACCATAGATGCTGATGAGTTTGGGTTATCCGGAGACATTACTGCAAATAGAGGCGATAGAATCATAGATGCTTTAGGATTTTCGAAGAGTGATATAGGTTCTATCACAAGTGTAAAAGCAACGGGTTTAGGTTTTGGATATGAGTTATCTCCTATTATATCAGTTACCGAACCATCAATATTATCTTTTAATGATTCTGCGGTTGGAATATTAAATTTAAATGATGATCCAGATAGTATTGAATTAACTACGGCTATAACGGATACATTTACACCAAGTGAACGTTTTACATCAAATTCTGGAAATAAAATTGGAACTTTTTTAGGCACGGTCAGCACCGCATCTACAATTGACGATCCAACCAGAATAAGATTTAGACCAATTCAATATACAGGAACTTTTGGATCTGGTAGAAATGATTTAGTATCAAATGTTTCAGCATACGTAAATCCTACGATACCTACAGTATATGATGTACAAGTCAAGGCTCCTACTTTTACAGGAACTGCTGAGAATACAAATCAATTTGTTTTTAGAAGAGGTATTAATGCTCAAAGCGTAACCGAATCGACAAATACATCTACAACAATAGAATATACTGCTACTGGCACAGATATTACAGGCGGTTTTCAGAAATTACAATTTCCAGTTACAAGTATTGCACGTACATCCACAACCGCTACTGTTACAACTCCAAAAAAACATGGTTTAGATGATGGGCAAAAAGTTATAGTGAGTGGAGCAAGTCCATCCGGATATAATGGAGAAAAAACAATTACAGTTACAGGACACCATAACTTTACATATACTATTACTGGTTCTCCATCAACTCCTGCATCTGGAACCATTGTTTATGACGAAAATGTTGCAGTTAAATTTACTCTACCTTTTGGTCATAAAGCAGATGATAGATTTTTAATATCTGCGGTTGATTTTGCTTCTAATGAAGTCATAACAGGTTTTGATTCAGGTGCTTCTGCCACAGTAAATACTGGAACTGCGGTAGCCGATGGAGGAATAAGAGGAAATAGTGCCACAGTTGATGTTGCAGGTTTGGCCGCTGGTTCTGCAAAAGAAATTGAAATTACTAATTTTGGTGTTGGTTATGTCTCTGTTCCCGCATTGTCTTTAGAGGATAAAGGCGGAGGTAATGCAAACCTTTCTGCAAATATCGGTGCTATTGGTACGGCGGCCGGTACTTATGCAGATGAGAATGGAAGATTAAGTTCGGCTAAACGTTTGCAAGATAGTTACTATTATCAAAATTACAGTTATTCTCTACGAAATAAACAACAATTAAATGACTACGAAAAAGTTGTAAAAAAACTTTTACATCCTAGTGGGCATCAACTATTTGGGGAATTTAGACCAGATGCTCAAAATTTGCAACTTGGTGTGGATCATTTATTGACTTCAGAGGATGGAGATACATTTATTTTGGAAACTGGAGATAATATTTTGATGGAGCAATATTTTGATCCATCTCACTCAATATCTCTTGATAAAATACAAAGTCTTTCAACAAGCGGTAATGGAGGTGTAATAACCGTTACTGGAGGTTCAAAAACTGTAATAAGTGATGTTGGAAGAATAGATGAACTTACATTAGAAGATGGTCTAGGAAATTTAATATTAGATGATTCGGTTGTGGGTACTGGTGGTGAAAATCAAAATTTTCTCTTAGAGACAAGCAGTAATGCATCAGCAAACTTGAGTGCAGATTTTTCTGCTGGTGATAAAATTATAATTGATGATGAACAGGCATTTGAAGTATCTTATGGAGAATTCTTACTTGAAAAACAATTGATAGGAACATTAAATTCTTCTTCTACAAATGTATTGTCTTATGTGGTGCTTACAAATACTTCTTCATCTTTTACTGTAGGCGAAACAGTTTTTCAGGGAGAGTTAGATGCATTAGAATTTGATAACGATGGTGGAACAAATTCTAGCGAAATTGTTATCGGTCAACTTACTTTAGAAGATTCTGGAGGAGTTTTAAAATCTGAAACCAATGAATTGTTTTTATTAGAATCTACTGCGGATGCAGTAAGTGCAGAAACATCGGGTGTAGTTTTATTAGAAACCACAAATACTACAATTACAGATACGATGTTATTAGAGATTCAAACAAATACTGCAACTGGAACTGTAAATTCATATTTTACAGATGCTTCAAATAATAAAATTTTAGTATTAAGCACTACGAGTAATGATTTTTCATTAACATCAAATGCTAATGGTTCATCGTCTGGTGCAACCGCAAATATAACATCATTTAGTAAAAATTTAATATTTGGTGTAGGAACGAATTTTGAAGATGAGTTGTCAACAGGTCAAGTGATAACGGTCACGAATACACGAGATTCTTTTGAAGTATCGAGTATTATAAATTCCAGTGCTATAATAGGTAACACGACTATAGGAAATGGTATTGCAACAACTTTTGATAATTCAATACTCAACAAAATAATTTTAGAATCATCGGTTCGTGGCACTACGAGTGCTAATGGATTAAATGATGGTTCTTCTACAATTACAGGAACTAACACATTTTTTAGTGAAGATTTATTGGTTAACGATGTTATTTCTTTAAGCACAAATACGACCTTAAAAGCACAAGTAACTTCTATAAGTTCAGATACATCAATAACTGTAAACACATCTATTGGTGATGGAACTAATAGTGTTAGTATTACATTACATTCTAGAAGAAATTTAGATTTGGAAGCAAGTGAAAATTCTTTGACATTAAGCAGACCGTATGATGGTTCGAATAATTTTATGGGTATAAATGACTCGACCACAACAACAGGATTTTTACTTTTTGAAGATGGTATAGGTATTTTGAATGTCCTATACACTTCTGCAAATACATCTTCTGGAAAATTACAATTACAAGAATTATCAACGTTCTCAAACGTAGAACCTAAGTTAATTACCTCATAAATAATAATATGCCTAATTTAGTAACAAATCGATTTAAAATACATAATGCCGAACAATTTGTAGAATCTCTTAGTGAGACTTCTGCGACAAATTTATTTGTATTTGTCGGTAGAGTAGAAACATGGTCTGATGATTCGGATCCTCCTGCACCAAGTGATAGTATATCAAATACGAGTTTTGATTATTTTAAAAGTATAATTGCCGCTAAAAAAATCACTTCAGGAGATGTTAGTCATATTACTCCAAGAATAAATTGGGAATCAAATACGAATTATACTGCATACACACATCAAAATTCTGATTTATTTGCGAATAATTTCTATGCGGTTACGGAAGATTTTAACGTTTACAAATGTTTGCAAAATAATTTATCAAATGGTGCATCAACTGTTCAGCCAACAGGTGTTGGTTTAAGCATAATAGAATTATCTGATGGTTATAAATGGAAATATATGTATACTATTTCACCACAAGATATTTTAAAATTTACTACCAGTACGTACATTCCAGTAAAAAAAGTTGGTAATACCGATGATGGAAGCACACAATTTGATATTGAGCAAGGAGCCGTTGATGGTAGTATAGAAATTATTAATAGAAGTTCTAATGGTGATTTTAGAGTAGAATTCACAGGATCACCTACTACTGTAGTTGGTGCAGATGCTAATTTTGTCGTTGGTGAAAAAATAACAGGACAAACTTCAGGATCTGAAGGAAATGTTGTTTCGGCAGTGGCTGGTGCGAATAACATTAATTATTATCCGAACGGAAATACCTTATTTACTAATACTGAAATTATTGTCGGAGAAACTTCAGGTGCTAGAGCAACATTGAGTCAATCTGTATTTTCAAATTACAAATTTGAAGAAAATATCTTTTCTTCAGTCACTAATTCTACAACATTACAACTTGCTACAGATGCAAATAGTTCTGCTGATTCACTCTATGTCAATTCGACTTTATACATTGTCAATAATGCTGGTCGAGGTGAACAATCATTAATAACGGCATACGATTCATCATTAAAAAGAGTTACAGTAGCAAATGCCTTTGTCACAACTCCAAATACATCGTCTGGATATCAAGTAGCACCTACTATTACAGTTTCAGGTGATGGAACTCTTGCTAAAGCCAGAGCCGTTGGAAACAGTACGTTTGGTGTAAAAGGAGTCATTGTGACAAATAAAGGAAAAGATTATGCTTCTGCAACTATTACAGTAACGGCTAATGGTTCTCATGGTTCTGGAGCAAACGCAACTGCAATTATTAGCCCTCCAGGAGGGCATGGAAATAATGCGATTGAAGAACTTGGTGGTAATAGAATTTTGATAGATTCAAGAATAAATGGTAATGAATCTGGATATTTTACAACAGAAAATGAATATAGACAAATAGGATTGTTAAGAGATCCATTACAAGATGCAAATGCAAATGCGTTTTTCACTTCTGACTTAGCAGACCAGGCAACAAAATTGACTATTGAAAAGGTTTCAGGATCTTTTTCTGCTGATGAAATAGTATATCAAGGATCCTCTCTTGCTAATAGTTCTGCCAATGGATATCTGATAGACTTTCTAAATAATAACAAGATAAGAATGAATAGAGTCGAAGGAACGTTTGTTTCAAATTCTACAGTAAATGCGATAACTGGATCTACCTCTGGTGCAACCGCTTCCATTGTTGAAGATGGAGTTGCAAATGCTGATATGAAATTGTATAGTGGAGACATTTTATATATTGAAAACAGAGAAAAAGTAACTAGACTTCAAAATCAAATTGAAGATATAAAAATTGTTTTAGAGTTTTAAGAGAAAAATATGCCTAAACTGACAACAGATTTTAATGTATCGCCCTACTATGATGATTTCGATGAGGCGAATAAATTTTTTAAGGTTTTATACAGACCTGGTTTTTCTGTACAAGCCAGAGAACTTACTCAAATGCAGACCATTCTGCAGGATCAATTAGAAAAATTAGGAGATCACTCTTTCGTTGATGGTAGTAGAGTATCTGGAGCCGAACTTACAGTCAATACCGATATAAATTCTCTTAAATTAAAAACAAATTATGCTGGAGTAGAAGTAGATGTCAGTGATTTTACAGGCAGAAAAATTGAAGGAAATACTTCGGGTGCTAAAGCCGAAGTGTTAGTGGTTGAATCTTATTCTCAAACCACTCTTAATACATTGATGATAAATTATCTAAATGAAAAAACATTTGTAGATGATGAAATTATTCAAACCTCAGATACAGGCACTACTGTTTTTGCTAATGTTGCAGGTGCTGATGAAGGATTAACAGGTGTAACAACATTAGTAACTTCTATAGCCTCTAAAGAAGGATCGGTTGCAAGTATTGATGAAGGTGTTTTTTATGTGGGAGGTTATTTTATTTTTACTTCTGCCCAAACTATTATTTTAGAAAAATACTCTTCAACACCTACTTTTAGATTAGGATTATCAATTATAGAATCTATATCTACAAGCGTAGACGATGCAAACTTATTAGACAATGCCATAGGCTCTCCAAATTACACGGCACCAGGAGCAAATCGTTATAAAATCGATTTAACATTAGCAAAAAAAGATTTTTTCACAGAGGGTATTGATATAGTTTCTTCAGGTGTAACTTATTCAGCCGCTTCAAATACAGTTACTATTACAACTGCAACGGATCACAACCTAAGTAATGGTGATTCGGTTATTGTTTCAGGTGCAACTCAAACTGAATACAATGGAAAATTTGCTATTGCTAATACAACGAGTGGTACTACTTTTACTTATTTTATTTCAGGAGCACCTGCAACTCCTGCTACAGGAAGTCCAGTTTATACTCAAGTAGTTACAGATCCTATCGAGAGAACTTCTGATGAAAATTTTATTGAATTAATTAGATTAGAAAGTGGTCAAATAACTAAAGAAGTTGCTTATCCTGTATATGGAACAATTAATGATTTATTGGCTCGTAGAACATTTGACCAAGCAGGAGACTTTACTGTTACTCCATTTTCTTTAGATTTTGTTAATCATAAAATTGCTGGAACTGCATCATCAAGAACCGCCGCCAATGCATGTACAAATTTTACAGGTTCAGGAACAGGATTTGTATCACAATTAAATGCTGGTGATGTAATCTTTTTATCAGGTAATACAACTAAAACTGCAACTATTGATAGTATATCAAATAATACAGTTTTAACTTTGACTTCTGGAACCGCTCTTGGAGATGGTTCAGATAATCAAAAAATAGGAGTTGATACAAAAGTATCTGCCGCCATGGGTCCTGGTAAAGCATATGTCAAAGGATATGATTTCGAAACAGTAACAACTCAATTTTTAGATGTTGAAAAAGGTCGAGATACAAGAACAATTTCTTCCGAAAGTCAAGGAATGGAGTTTGGACCATTTCTTAAAGTGACAGATTTAATATCTAAAGTTTCTTTTGATGTTGGTGCAAATACTGCAAATGGTTCTGCAAATGGAGCGGGTATGGATTTGCTTGATTTGCATATGGTCAAATGGCCATCTACAAGTAATACTCATAGTCCTTCTAACTCTATCATATTTACATCTAACGGAATTATTGATTTTGTTGGTATACGAGATGGGCATGCCGCCATTGGAAATACAAAAATAGGAACGGCAAGAGTACGACAATTTGATTTTAGAGCATCAAGAAATTCTACAGTTACAACAAAATATGGATCTTCAGGAAGTAATACACATCAAAGAAGATATCATTCAATTTATGATGCTCATTTTTTTGATTTTAGATTTAGAAAAGTAACAGGTACAGTAGGAGCGGCGGTAGCAGGTAATTCTTCTGTTATAAAATTAGAGAACACTTCTGGTGCTGATAGTTTTCCAACACAGAATAGTTTATTTGGAGTTTCAATAACCGTAAATACCAGTTTTATGGGGGTTAATACCTCAGATACAAGACAGATTACTAATTGGATGGGAGCAAATAATGCTACCACAAATGATGCCGGATTAGATTTAAGTGGTAATGGTACTAAGCAGGCGGCAAATTATCATGCTCTGTTAGATTCTCCTTTGACACAACCTACACAGGCAACTACAACATACTCCATTGATTTTGGTGTAAAAGATATTAGATCCGCAGTTCAATTAAGTACAAATGACATTATTAAGGCATTTAATGTAGATCCTTCTGGTAAACATGATGGAACTGAGACTAGCAATACTATTTTATTTGGAAATAATGATGATGAAAGAACTTTAATTTTTCCATTGCAAAATAAAGCGGTAGCAAATTTATCTCCTACTGGTGATAGTGCAACAATGTATAAGTTTAAGAGAACTTTTACTGGATCTTTATCATCTGGAACACAATCTGTCACTGCACCTTCAGGAGAAAAGTTTTTTCCTGCTACAACTAAAACTCTTACCGATACTGAAATTGATAATCATTATATTGTGCAGATTACCAGCGGAACACATGATGGCACAATTATTGAATTTTCAAATACTTCTGGAACAGGTATTGCAGGTGACAGATCCATTGCATTAACAGATAATGGTGTAGGTATTACTATCGATACTACAAATGGTGGATCTGGAGCATTGACATACTCTAGTGAAACTTTTAAACTCATAGCAACTATGCAGAGGGCTAATGCTGAAGTAGGAATTACAGGCTCGCAGATAGGTAAAAAGACATTAGTTTCTGGAAATACGACTCAAGCCGTTGTTGATTTTAATACTGCTAATGCTACTCAAGCAACTTCAGGGCAAATCATGTATGGTACCAGCATGAATGCTGAACCAGGTGCGAATAATACATTAAGATTGGCTGATGTTAAAATGTTAGTTGCAGTAATTGATACACTTGCACCTACTCAAAATGTTACAAACAATATGGTAACATCTGCCATAGCATCAACTGCCAATCAGCATAATATTACTAGCAGATTTGAATTTGATACTGGTCAAAAAGACAATTATTATGATTATGGAAAAATTTCTTTGAAGCCTGGGCAAGATGCACCTACAGGGCAAGTTATGGCAATTGTTGATTACTATACTCATGCTGGTCAAGGACCATTTACAGTAGATTCATACATTTATAGTGGAAGTGGAAATACAGGTTATGGTGATTTACCTTCATTTACATCTCCTAAAACAGGAAATAAAGTCGAATTGAGAGATGTAATTGATTTTAGACCAAGAAGAATAGGTATTGAGACATCAAATGCAGATTCTATTGCATATACGAATGATATTACTGCAACATCTAATGTTTTTGCCGCCAAGGTATTACCTGATTTTGATTTCACTTTTGATACAGACTATGCACATTATCTTCCACGCAAAGATAAAATTACATTAACACGAGACCGAAAATTTAAAGTAATAAAAGGTGTTTCTGATGTTAAACCTCAACTACCACCAGATGATGATGATTCTTTAACATTATATTCAGCAGAAATTCCAGCATATACATTCAATCCTTCTGATATTAAAACAAGATATATTGATAACAGAAAATATACCATGAGAGATATTGGTAAACTAGAAAGAAGAATTGAGAATTTAGAATATTATGTTTCTTTAAGTTTACTAGAAAAAGAAGCCGATGGTTTGACTATAACAGACTCTAACGGTAACGATAGATTTAAGAATGGAATACTGGTAGATCCATTTGCCGGTCATGGTATAGGTGATGTATTCAACGAAGACTATAATGTGTCTATAGATTTTGACAGTAAAGAACTAAGACCGCCAATATCTACTGATTTAGTTAGATTAAATTTTGACTCTAATACTCAAAATAGTACACTTGTAAATAATGGAGGTCTTATAACTCTACCGTTCTCAAGTAGGCAGTTTATAACACAACCTTTGACCGGTTCATTACTTGGTAAAAATGTTCAAAAAACATATAAAATTAATCCATTCTCAACTTCCAGTTACATCGGACAACTTGCAATAGATCCTCCTACAGATAATTGGTATGACAGAAGTTCCAAAGTTACATTAAAAGTAAATCTAGAAGGGCAATACGACAACTGGCCAAATATTACAACTAATGATGCACATGGTTCGCATTATAATGATTGGGAAGATATTTGGTCTGGTAAACAACTGAATAATGATGTTAGCGACGGAATACGAGATACTGGCGATTCATTCACAAATGATAGAAGAGCAAAAACAACTGGGCAGACAAAAACACTATCAGGTTTAAAATCTGGAAATGTTCCTGAAAAAATTGTAAATGTTATAGGTAATAAAGTTGTTAATGTAAGTGTAGTTCCAAAAGTTCGACAACAATCTATTTATTTTGTGGCAAAAGGACTCAAACCAAATAAAAATGTTTATGCATATTTTGGAGATACCAGAGTTTCTACAAACATAAAACAAGCAACTGTGGTTGCTTTATCTAATGTTAGTACATCAAATGTGTTCAGAACGACATCTGGTAATTATGAAACTATCGAAATTCAAGGAACAGGTGAAAATGCAGGCAATACTGCTAAAGTATTGTATATGACTGACAGGTCAACCACAAATGGATGTTCGATAATGATTACTGATGAGTCTTTAGTTTCTGCATTTTCTATAGGCGCAGTTGTTAAAGGAATTGATACTGGTGCGAATGGTTCAATAAGTTCTGTAACGGAATACAATGAATCTGATGCTCAACTTGTAGTAAACAATGAAGGTGGTACTGCTGGAAAATTTAACATACCAGGTTCAACATTTGATTCTGGAGAAATTCTTTTTAGATTAACAGATGATATTGATAATATTCCTGCCACTACAACATCAGTTGCCGAAGTTAATTTTCATGCTAAAGGAATATTATCAACTAGAGAAGATGGAATTATTTCTACTAGACCTTTGATAAAACGAAGAGATGATATTACACAAGAGGGAATAGTTAAAAGTGTTATAGAGCCTAGAAGAAATTCTTCTCAAAAATTTATGGCTCCAATGGTTCAATCTTTTTTCGTATCCGAAGATACTCATCCTTCAGGATTATTTTTAGACAACATTGAATTATTTTTTAAAACGAAAGATGGTTCTGCGACTGGAGGAACTCCTGTTACATTGCAACTAAGACCTATGATAAATGGATATCCTAGTCCATCAATAATTATACCAGGTTCTGAAGTTGTTTTAAATAGAGGCAGAGTAACCGCTAATACTACGACACCTTCTGCAAATACATTAGGAGGTTTTCCTGGTGCTACATTAGGAAATTCTTTTTCAGCAAACAAGAATAAAGCAGATATTGGTTCTAGAACCATTTTTAATTTTGATATGCCTGTTTATCTTGTTCCTGGTGAATACGCTATTACTATTTTGTCGAATACATCAGAATATAGTGTTTATGGTTTTGAATTGGGAGCAAAATCTACAGGAACAGATAGAAAAATTACGAAGCAACCTTATGTTGGTAGATTTTTTAAACCTTCTAATGCAGGATTGCAAGAGGGTTTGGATAATGAAGGATTAATGTTCATAATAAATTCTTGTAATTTTACACAAGAATCTGGTTATGGTAGATTTGATAATCAATTGTCATCTGCAGGAAATGCGACCGCAAATCTTAATATGGATACTGCAAAGATTGTTTCTGAAATTTTAGAATTTTCAAATACTGCTAATGAATATCGTTATTTTTCAACATCAAGTAGTGGTTCAAGTAAAGGTAGCACAACTGTATTTCCATTAAACAAAAATTTTGATTTTGAAACTAGACAACAAATAACATATACGGCTAATACTAAAGACAGTCAATATCAAAACAGTTTTCAGACAAACGTTTATTTTACAACTGCAAATTCTTTTATATCTCCAGTTTTGGATGAACATAGATTAGGTGTTATAGCAGTTAATAATGATGTAAATAACGGAGGTCTTAGTAATTCTAATTTCATCATTACAGATTTTGGTGCAGGTTTATTAAGGTCTCAGATTGGAGGGGATACAGGAACATATGCAAATACTGATGCAGGAGCAGGAAATACAAGTGTATTTACAGTTTCGGCTCCAGATGTTGGATCAAATACTGCAACTATTGCGGCCAATGTACATGCTAATGGTTCATTGAATACAGTCAGAGTTGTAAACCCAGGAGCAGGTTATACAACAACACCAACTGTCACTACAGGAACAATTACAAATAGTTCTAATCCTCAAATTAGAGCAGTTGGTGAAGGTTCTAATAGTTCTAATATGGTATCTGCTAGTGTGGATCATTCTAGAGGCGGCAATATTACTGCACGTTACATTACCAGAAAAGTTACTCTAGAAGAAGGGTTTGATGCCAGAGATATTAGAGTGTATTTGAATGCATATAAGCCTAGAGGAACAAATATTTACTGTTATTACAAGGTTATGTCTGGTGATGATCCAGAATCTTTCGAGGATAAACCATATGTAATCATGTCCCAAGATACATCTGAAGGATTGTTTTCTCTGAACAAAGATGATTTTAAACAATATGTGTATAGAACAGCCGATGAAGTAATTTCTTATACCGATTCAGTAGGAGCAAAATATGATAAATTTAGAACTTTTGCGGTAAAGATTGTATTTACTTTAGATAGAGATGTTCAGACAACATTTATTGGAATTCCAAAAATTACTGATTTGAGAGTTGTCGCATTAGATAGTGAAGGTAAAGTATAATGAAAGTTAAAACCGATAATCCAAATTATTTAAGAGATTTAAGTTCAAGTGCTATTTTGGCAAAAGATATTCAATCTTTGACTAAGCATAAACAGAAAATAAATCAAGTTAATGAAATAAATAGTTTAAGATATGAAGTTGATTCTTTGAACTTAAAAATAGACAAAATTTTAAAAATAATAGAAAAAAGGAATTAAATGCCTAGTATTAGTGAAGTAGCATTAACAAATACCTTTGATGAGTGGAGAACTATATCAAATCATTTGGTATCAAATGTAAATGCCGCTAATAGTTCCGATCCAACTACTTCAATTGTTTTTGCAAATAGCACAGGAGGGTTTGCCGTAAATACTGTAACAACGAATACGGCTACAGGAACATTGACTACTGGTACCAGGTTAGTTTTTACTGGTGGTAATGTCAATTTTTCTACTTCAAATGTCGCATCTTTAGGTAATGTTCATCAAGTTCATATATTAGGCGGATCAACTGTAACAGGTGACAGCCCATCAAGTTCTATTGCAAATGTTCAATTAAATAATTCTGAAATTAATCTAAATGGTAAAAACTTTTCTGCAAATGGTTCATCTACAATTGATTTAGAAAATGCCACTATATCAAATTTAGGCACAATAACCACCGCCGATATTAATGGTGGTACTGTAGATGGGGCGGCAATTACATGTACAGGAGCAACGGATCTTTTAACACTATCCCAATCAGGTGGTTCAAACCCACATGTATTTACTGGAGCACAAATTAGTGGAGGCACATTTACAGGTGCTACACAAAATGCAGGTTTATCTCACTCTTCAAATGTAAGTGTAAACGGTGCAGGGTTTCTTGCTACAACGAATTCAACATGTTTAGGTTTAGATGCTGGCGCTTCAACTAATGTCGCTATAGGAAAATTTCCAGAAATAGACGTTGCTCGTTCTGGTGATACGAATCATGTACCTACTTCATCTAAATCTAGGGTACACATTAGAACAGACTTTGCCGCCGGTAGTGCGGCCGCTACTGCGGTAGTGGCATCAGCCGATGAATTAACAATAGAAGGCAATACCGCAGTAGGTATGACATTACTTTCAAATACTGCATCTAATGCACACATAGCATTTGGTGATTCTGCTGATGCTGATGCTGGTGGTATCATTTATAATCATAATACTAATCAAATGCATTTTGTAGGTGCTGGTGCAAATACAGTAATGTTTGACGATACTGCTGGAGGATGCATACAAATTCCTGGAGGTGGTACGTTAGGAACAACTGCAGGAAAACTTCATATAAATGTTGGATCGACTGATGCTAAAACTGGATTATTCATAGATTCCAACGATGCTGACCGAATCGCATTAGAAATTGATGGTGAGCAAACCACTATGAATGCAGTATCGTTTGATGTTGATGCATTAACGAGCGGTCATGGTTTAACAGTTCATACTGGTATAGGAACTGCAACAACTCAAGCCATGACAGGTTCTTTATTTGCAGTAAACGACAATAATAGTTCTACAAACTCTAGAGATATTGTAGGTATTGTTCAAGAACATGCAGATGCAACTGGAACGACTGCATTATCAATAAGAACCGATTCGGGTCGTGGTATCTTTGTAGATCAAAATGCAAATAATGTTGCAATGTTAGTTGATGCCGAAAATGATGAAGCCAATAGTGTTCAAATTGTTTCAGATGCTTTGTCCACAGGTTCAGCATTAACAGTCTCAAGTACGGCAACTCACTCTGGAAATTTAGTATCACTTATAAGTGACGGAGCCGCAACTGGTACAACTTTATACGCAAGAAGTGATGCAACCACTAATACTACTAATATGATTCTTGTTGCGAATAGTTCATCAAATATAATTGAGCAGGAAGTTGGGGGCGAATTGACTCATAAAGGTAAATTTATGATGCCAGTGCTTAATTCAAGACAAGGTTATGGTGCGAGTTCAGTTAATTACTTACCAATTGTAGCCGGCTATGCGACTGGTAGCACACCAACAAATGGCGTTTTAATAAAAACCTCTTTGCCATTTACAAATTCAATTGACATGCCGATAATAAAGATAGAAGGATATGAATATGGTAACAGTCGAACCATTGATTTAACCCTTGCCTTTTATATTTATGGTAGTGCATTTGGAAGTGCTAGTCTCTCTTCTTCTGGAGGAAAGGCGCCTGCAATTAAACTATGCACACATACTTCGGGAACTAAGGTTGCAATTCATATTGGTGCCTTGGCGTATTTTCCTAGATTTAGAGTCAGTGCGACATCTACTTTTGGTCCTAATAATACAAATCTTGAATCATGGTATAAAGGTTGGACTATTGCAGATGATACTGGTCCTACTGGTGCAAATCAGGTAGATGTAACATATAATAGTGTAATTGGGCCTGGGCTTTCAGTTAGCGGATCGTCTACTGAAATAAATACTGCTAGTATTACTGACACATTATCTGTAACTGGTGCAACAACCCTATCCAATACATTATCTGTAACTGGAGCGACAAGCCTATCTAATACATTTTCTGTTGCTAATAATGCTACAATATCAGGTACCTTAGGTGTAACACAAGCCACCTCATTATCTAGCACATTATCCGTTACAGGAGCGGCAACTTTTTCAACAAGTCTTACTGCCACTTCAGGCACACAAACATTTGGAAATGATGTGAGAGTGGGAGAATATCTTTATCATAGTGGAGATACAGATACTTATATAAGATTTGGATCAGGTGCTACTGGAAACATATTTGAATTTTACACTGGTGGTAGTAAGCAAATGGCGATGAACACGAACTTCACCGGTCTATATTATGGTGGCTCTTTAAAATTTGAAACAACTAATTATGGTGTAAAAACTACTGGAGATTTGGATGTCACTTATGGTAGTCTTACTGCCACTTCAGGCACAACAACATTTGGCAGTGATGTAAGAGTGGGAGAATATATCTATCATGATAATGATACTAATACCTACATTAAATATGGTACTGATGTAATAGATTTTTATACAGGTGGCGACCGTCAACTGTATATGGATGAAAATAGCACACATCTTTATCATAATGGTACTGAAAGATTAGCAACAGACTGGGGCGGTGTCAATGTGTTAGGAAATCTGTCTGTATCCAGCGCCATTACTGCCACTTCAGGCACAGTAACATTTGGCAGTGATGTAAGAGTGGGAGAATATATCTATCATGATCAGGATACTAATACCTACATTAAATATGGTTCAGATGTAATAGATTTTTATACAGGTGGCGACCGTCAACTGGGTCTGGATTCTAGCACAACATATTTGTATTACAACGGATCCAATAAATTTTACACAAGTTCTGCAGGTGTTACAGTTAGTGGTACATTGACCGAGACTTCTGCTCTTGCACTTAAAGAAAATATTGAACCAATTACAAATAGCCTTTCAATCATTAATGATTTACAAGGTGTTAAGTATGATTGGAAAGACAAAGAAAATTTTGAAGATAGAAGACAAATAGGATTAATAGCCGAAAATGTAAAAGAAGTAATTCCCGAAGCAGAAAGTGATGGATCTGTAACCTATACAAAATTAGTCGGTTTATTGATTGAGGGTATAAAAGATTTAAACAAAGAGGTAAACGAACTCAAGGCAAAAATAAATGGCTAAACCAAATACAAGAGAGACCTTCAAACAATACTGTCTTAGAAAATTAGGAAAGCCAGTAATTGAAATAAATGTTGATGATGACCAAGTTGAAGATAGAATCGATGAAGGTCTGCAATATTTTCAAGAATATCATTTTGATGGTGTTGAACGAACTTATATGAGACACCAATTGACAGGATCTACTGTGGCGGTTACTTCAGTTTCAGGTACATTTTCGAATGGTGAGATTATAACAGGTGGAACTTCAGGTGCTACGGCTACAGTTTCATCTGCAAACTCAACCGTAATCACCTTTTCACACGCAAAAGACACAGATGGTATATCAAATAATAACGTGTCTTCTTCTTTTTCAGATAGTGAAACTATAACTGGCAATAACTCAGGTGCGACTGCAACTGCAGGTACTGTAACCATGGGAGATATTGATAATCATTATATTACCGTATCAGACAATATTTTAGGTATTATTAACATATTTGATATTA